ATCTTTACCCTCAACTTCTAGTGTAAGTGTATCAACTTTATCACCCATTAAAAAAGGATCATACCACTGCATTCCACTTTTTTGTTCCCAGCCACTTATCGAATATGAGTAATCCCACTCTTTTTCATCAAGGACATTTCCATCATTATCTTTGACAATGACTCTTACATATAATGGATCTTGCTTATTGACTTGATTTGCGCTGGTATCATTAGCATTGTAGTTTTTAACTTTCCATTGCCATAAGTACCCAACAACATGAACACCTGCAACCTTTAGAGCATCATCGATTATATCCTGTGTCTGAGAAACTACTGTAGTGTTATATCCAAATCGTATAGCACCATCACCATTAGTACCAATGTTAGCACAGCTACCACCAGAAGTACCAGCCCAAGATCCATCACCACCATTTGATGTACTAGCATTCAAACAACCAGTTGTTGCTTGCCAATCCCTACCAGTACCATTTGTATATGCTGTAACATCATTGTTTATAATCTGATCACTGTATGTGCGGTCAGTATATTCTAATAGGTCATCAGGATTGGAGGGAGCACCATACAGTATTCCCATATCAATATCTTGTTGGGTTAGATCCTGTGCACTAGAGGGCAGCGAGCAGAGCCAACAAGAAGCCAATGCCAATGATAGAGTTTGCTTGAGCATGAGGTGTTGTTTCGTTTGTTAATGGAACGGGTTTTTCTTCTGGATTTTCCTCCCACAGTGTGGAAGCTTCTAGTCCTATTGTACCTGCAAACGGGCAAGGTGTGCCTGCCATTTCCATAGCTTTAAATACATTTGCATCTTGGCACATTAGAGCAACAGATGCAACTTTCATACCCATATTGTAAAGAGCTTTTGCGTTCTTTAATCTTTCACAGTTAACATCTCTTACGTGTCCACCGCCACTCATACCAAGGATCTGGGTTTGTACAGAGCTTGACCAAGTAACAGTACAATTATCATTACCACCTGACATAATAGTAGGTGCTATAGCTGATGCGGGAGGAGATTGAATTTTTTGAGTAACGTCTGATGTTGATGTATTTTGATTTACATTGGCATTAGTGTTGCTAGACGTGCTGTTCACTGTACTATTACTAGTGTTTGTATTGTTATTAGTATTAGTACTAGTGTTTGTATTGGTATTGGTATTGGTGTTTGTACTAGTATTTGTATTGGTATTATCCGTAGTCACATTAGATGTATTATCAGAAGTGCTAGTAACCGTGCTAGTGGTAGTATTATCTATCGTCGATGTATTAGTACTAGTGTTTGTATTGGTATTGGTATTAGTACCAGTTGTTGTTACTGTACTAGTGTTTGTATTGGTATTTGTCGAGGTCGTCGTGCTGTCTACTGTACTAGTATTCGTGTTTGTATTCGTATTAGTATTTGTACTAGTGATCGTCGTATCATTAGTATTCGTATTGTCAGTAGTTACAGTGCTAGTTGTGGTTGTAGTGCTATCGTTGTTTGTTTCAACATAGCTAGTACTATCAAAATTACCATCGGCGTCATTAACAACTTGTGCTTGTACGCTGGATGATATCATAACGAAGAGAACTGTGGTTAAGAGCCTCTTCATGTTCTTTCCCTTTTTGCTTATTCTTTATTGTTATTTATAAGGGTAAAATCAGAGTGTCAGATTTCTGACAGTGTCAATTTTTTGACACTTACATCTCGTCGTCTTTTTCTATTATTTCCCATGGTTGAGGACCACCATATGGTTCAAAGTCCCCACCTGCTGCCAACATGCAAACAATACCTTCAGGCCATTGAACTGCTATTGTAAATTTACTAGTCTCCTGATTTACGAATACCATCACCACACCGTTATAATATCGGTATGTTGGCTGTAACATCAGTGCACCAGTAGAGGTAAACAAAAGTGATTCTCTATTATCTGCAATTAATTTGAATACCTTTTTGGGTTTATCGCAAGGTAAAACTGCTGTTACAGAATTCTGTGCTAATACTGGTAATGGTAAAAGTAAAAATAATAGGACTAAAAATGTTTTCATAACATATTCCTTTCATTAAAATGGGGAGCTAACCGTGGCTCCCCGCGGGTCCGTTACGGAACCACCCGATAACAATAATATTTATAACAATATTAGAAGCTAAAAGAAACACCTACTGTTGGTGCAAAGTCTTCGTTATCAATGTTATAATTAGCGCCAGCGCTTACTTCAGCACCGCCAATATTATAAACATATTCACCACCAATGTTTTGCATAACTTCATCTGTGTCACCGTTCAGATAAGCTGTTACCCCAAGAACTGAAGCAGTTGTTTCGAAACCAAGTTTCTCCGCATCGACGTCATATGACACCGCACCACCTACTCCAACACCTGCAGCTTCAAATCCGCCGACGCCAGCACCAAGTACTGTGTTTTCGGTGTCAAAGTTATAATCTGCCGCTGCAGTAATATTCATGCCCATTGCGCCAAGTGTATAAGAACCTTGCAAGTTGCTTAGATCCGTTACATCCTTTGTCCAGTCAGTAAATCCAACTGCAACAGCTGCAGAACCAACTTTAACAGCTACTGATTCAGCCATTGCTGGCTTAGATAGTGTCTGGTTACCTTCGGCATCTGGCATCAAGCCGTTGTCGTCACCGATTGCAACACCGATACCACCTACAGCTGTACCTACTGTCCAGTTGTCTAGTACAACTGCATTATCATCTTTTGCACTAAAGTCTAGGTCTACAAAGCCCAGACCAGAGGCATCGATGCCAAGGTCTAGCCCCATAGATCCGGCCATGTCGCCGGCTGCAGTCTCTTTCAAAGTTAATCCAACTTCTCCAGAAATAGTTGGCCCTGCACTGGCCGTTGTGTCTTCAGCAAATGCTACGCCGGCGAACGATGTAGCGATTGCGGATGTGATAAGTAACTTTTTCATTATTATTTCCTATTATTACTTTTTGTTCCAAATCTCATATAGAACCCAAACTGCGATCAAACCAACTAGTCCCTGAGCGCCTAACATCGCGATAATACCGCTAACATTAGTAATTACGCTAGCTGTTGGGAGAAACGGAATTGCACCAAGCCCTAAGACTTCTAGTACAATCATAAGAGCTGCGATACTAATACCGACTTCTGCTAATGCTCCTGCCCATGTTTTTACTTTGTTTAGAATTTCCATAATTGTTATTCCTTTATTTGTTATTCGCCACACTTCTGTTGCTAGGCAGTGGCCGCCCCCTGTGATTATGCTGCTAGAGCAAATCCAGATGGTGCAAAATTATCGTTTGCATTTGTGTTTTGTAAACTGGACTACATGTCGATCCTATTTCAGCCCCATCAAAAACACACCTTCTTGGCCCGACTAAGGGTTGTGTGCTGCACCACACCTATTGTGCAGATAGGCGAAGTGTGTTTTTGGTGGAGCTGCTGGGTACCGCCCCCAGGTCCATATAACCTTTATAACGTCTACTTCCTTATTTAATCACATATCCGAGAGATTGTAAATACCGTAAAACTATATTTTTACTTCGTGACATAATTATCACTTTCCAATTCTCGTCATATGCTATGGTTATATTCTTATAACTCTTTATCGTGTACGTAGAGCTGGATGAGGGCATAGTGTAATACCTTCATTAAGTCTTTTCGAGCATCGTCAGCGGTACCTTTTTTTCCGTATCGCTGTGCGTACTTGAGGACATTGCCAATACAGAAACCCGTGCCATGTCCACCATCAACAATGAATTCAGTAGCCTGAAACTTTTCTTTTGCATAGTGCTGACCATATGTGCTATCGACGTATTCTTTAAATTCTTTGATTAGTTCTGCTTCATTGAATTTGTAATCAATATTTGGAACGAGAGTAAACGTATATTCGTGTTCTTCATAACCCTCTTTGGGCCAATCTTTATAATCCTCAAAATCTGATGTGTCAATCGTGACGACGTTTTTTTCTTTTGCCATATCCAAGTCTCCTCATTATTTCCATACGTTGTTCATGTGTGTATGAAGTCCATTCTGTTATCTCATCCACTGTACGGCCGCAGCCAATACAAGTTTTATTTTGTCCGATCTTGCAAACCTGTATACACGGGCTAACATATAAATCTTTACTCATAGAATAGGTGTGAACCTATTACGCGGATCAATTTCATTTCTTTCGACCAAGCCGGATTAACCCAATTAGCATGGTAATGATTTGCACCAAACGATGGATCCTCAACATTTCCTATCATAACGTCCCGTGCTATAACTTGGGCCTTTTCCCAAGCCTTTTCATCAGTTGGGGTATGATCCTTAATCATGTGGGTCCAACTGAATTGTTTATCCTGATATACCACACCGCAGATAGTATCTGGCCAACGTTGATCTTTAACTCGGTTAATAGTAACTTGTGCTACTGCTATTTGGCCCTCTGAAACTTCACCACGTGCTTCATGGTAAATATTTAGTGCCATACATTTATGTTGTTCCGGATCTACTTCCGGTCGAAGTGATAATGCTGCCGCAAATAATCCTGCTGTTATTCCCATGGTAATTAACCCGCTCGCTGTGTTTATTATTTTACGTTTCATGGTTATTTAGCCTTATATTCATGAGAATACTACACTATTTTTAGGGCTATGTAAACCCCCTAAATTCATTTTATTTGAAAAAAGTTTAAATAATATTGTTTTTAGGTTGCCAGCCCAAACGATAAAGGTATTCGACATTTGCCTTTGTGTGTACCCTTTCACCTGCAGGATTCTCTTGACGAATCTCGCCTTCCCAGTTAAATCTCTGCATTGCCATATCTAGTACATTGAATGATTTGCCTGTACCGATATCCAATACCTTTTCATGTATACTGGGGAAGTTAACTAAGATTGCCCAGATAGCATTACAAAGATCGTCAACGTGGATCCAGTCACGATGATGGTTAGCATTAATATAAGTTACTTCACCACGTTCTAGCTTCTTATATAACATATCATCACGGCCAGGCCACACTGTGTGGAACCGCATACCTTTTGCATTCGGGTGGTCTTCAGCTGCTACCTCACACATTTTCTTAGTAGCTGCATATGGATTACCATACCATTCATAAGCATTAGAAGACGACGCATACAAATGTCTATCACATACCATTGATCCAAATGCCAAAGCATTACGAGTGCCATTCACATTATGGTCATAATACTCTTCTGGTACTTCAAATGATTTACGTACGCCAGGAATAGCAGCTAAGTGTATAAGAGCATCGTATTTCTCATCGACATACATAGACCAGTTATTCCAGTCTCGGATATCACCTTTGAAGCAAACGACTTCTTGATCTTTGCTCTCTAGATATTTTAAAAGGTGCGAACCAACGCACCCTTCATGTCCTGTTAATAGTATTTTCATTCGCTTTGATCCTGACCAGGCATTTTAAGTGGACGATTTAGAAAATCATGTCTGGGATCTTGACCATCGATGCCACCTTTCATATATGCACCGAAGAAGGAAGCATAGTTGATAAGGTCGACAACGGAATCTTCTAATGACTCGAAGTTTGGTTCATATTCAGGATCTAATTCCATAGACTCCATAACAGACTGTAGACGAAGCATCTTGCCGGTCATAATGTCTAGGATAGTAGCACATCCACGTGGATAGTACATAGCCTGACGAACCCGAGAGTTTGGATTCTGGTAGTCATTACCTTTTTTGTTTTGGATCTCAGCAGCACGCTGTAGTATCTTCAACGACTCTTTCATATTAATCTCCAACAGCTAGTGGCACATCACCGTGATTACCAGAGTGACTTGGTCCAACCCAACCATCAGGCTTAATTAGATCCGGTAATCCGAATGGGTTCGGACGTCCAGGCTTTACACCTACATCTTTAGCCATATTGGCGGAATAGATCTCGTCCCAAGCCTTCCATGCGTCTACACCGAATACGTCCAGTGTACCAATAGCAAAGACACATAGATCGATTAGACCATCTACGATCTCTTCCGGATCTTTACTATCAATAGCATCACGTGTTTCATTTAGTTCCTCTTCAACCATATTAAGGCGGAATCGGAGATAAGTCTGCATTAGTTCTTTATCGTGTTTATTCTTTTCAAACCACTCGTGCACGCCGAACTTATCGTGCATTTTGTTAATATCTGCTACCCAATTTTCTGACATGGATTACCTTTCTTAATTTCATATAACACATTATAATAGAATTATCTAATATTGTAAACACTAAAGTAGCGTTCCATCGTACTGGGGATTGATTTTTTTAATCCCCAGTGCCCAGTTCTCTGCTGCATCCTCTACATATCTAAGAGATTTTCCCATAAATTCTTCTGTATGAAACCACTTAGCGGCATCTTTTTTATAATACTTAATATAAAAGTATTCTTCCTTCAGGTCAACGTGGATCTCACAGTATTCTGATTGATCGTCTTTATAGAATGTAGATAGATGCTTTCCCATGTTACTCCTCCTGAATAAACTCTAATGCTTTAGGGTATATACTTGCAATGGCTTCTGCTACCGCCCGCGCCAATTCCATATGTTCTTGCTGGGTTCCATTTGCCGAACGTAACTCGATGTAATGTATCCAGGAGCGAATAGTACCATTAACATAGAGACGACTAGGCGTGTTGCCTTCCGGTAGTACGGCTCTCGCTTGTTCTTTTGCAATTCCATTTTCAATTGCCCAATTGTATGCTTTCATGGCAGCGTTCCATACTAAGCGCTGATGTGTCTCCCATGATTGATGCAGGTTCATATCATCTGTCATGACACTATTCTGACGGTTTTTAGGATCTTGTAATCGAGCCTTACGGATTACAACAGAGTCATCAAGATCGCGGATGTCAGCATACCGCTGAGAAAACTCTTGGAATGAGAATGATCTGTGGCGGAGGAGCTGTCTTGCAATGTCTCTTGTTGTTTCGATTTCGATACAGGCTGATGCCATTTCGAATGGACTCCAGTGCTTGTGCTTGATGAGATACTCAAGTAGCTTTGGCGTTGTTTTGGTGTTAGCTTGGTTCGCTGGATTGGAGACACGGGCGCAATACGCGATGAGGTCTTGGATGTTATCCAATCCCTTGTAAGCTGGTTCGCCTGCGTGGATACGACCGCCGGGTTGGCTATAGGATATAAGCTTTGCATGCATTTACTTATGATACCTCTTTCATTTTTTTGTATCGAGATTGCGGAGAAACCTTTACCTTAATAAACGGCTTATTAGTTTCTTCCTTATTAGGATTGGCAACTGTAAAGACTACGTTTTTACCTTTATCCAATGCTCGTTGTTTATTTAGCATCTTTTCTAGAGGGGTCACTCCAAATCCAGATGTTTTCATTGATGATCTAGCCATTATAATTTAAACTCCTTAAATCGTTCATTCATTTCTGTTTTATCAAATGTAGGTGTATCGTCTACCAAATCTGTGGATCCTTCCGAATCGAATAGTTTCATCTTGGACCTATCAACACCAACCAAGAATCTCTTATTAACGTTCGGATCATTATATCTATTCTTTAACTGCTTAACCATAATTTGATTATCCGCTGCTAACTCTTCATTAGAAATAAGAGCAAACATTAGATCGGCAGTGGCAGGCAAGCCAAAGGATTCCGATGTATCCTCTAGACCAACGTCAGAATTACTGTAACCACTGCGTGTAGTCTGTGTAGCCGATACAATAGGAACATCAAACTCTACTGCTAATCCACGAATCTCTTCGGCAATAGCTTTGATATAGCTATATGAATTGATTGATCCACCCATGCCTTTCATACGTGCTGATGCACAGATATTTAGGTAGTCGATAAAGATGATATCAGGCACAAAGTTCTTTTTTAGTTTAAGCTCATTCAGCAAAGCCCGGAAGTGATTCGCATGTGCCTGACCTGTAGGATATTCCTTTATAATAAGTTTACCATTAGTTTTAGATGCAATCTGTGAAACCTTATTCACCAACATATCTTTCGATAGTGTTTCCAATTGGTCAATAGGTAAATCCAGTAAGTTTGCATCGATACGTTCCGCAATACGCTCTTCGCTCATCTCCATAGTGATATATAAGACGTTCTTACCTTCATTTAATGCTGCAGCACCAACGTGACACATAAAGAGGGATTTACCCACGCCCGTACCCGCGAGAGCGATGTTAAGCGTCTTATTAGGTAATCCACCCTTTGTAATCTTATTAAAGAAGTCTAGGTCAAACGGAATTCTTTCTTCTTGCTCATGGTAGAAGTCATATCGATCAGCTACGTTCTCAATATAATCGTGACCGATATTCGTATCAAAGGAAACTGCCAAAGCCTTAGTAAGAATGTCCGGAAGAGAGTTCTTAGTCAACGTATTATGTTTACCGTCAATAATACTTATACTTTCCATAATTGCATTATATACTGCACGATCCTGACACCACTTCTCAGTAGTATCAAAGAGCCATTTATCATCGATAGCTTCATATGCAAATATATTAGGAATAATCTCTACGGCATGCTGATACTGCTCATCATTAAACTTATCCGATTGGTCTACCTCGATCTTAAAAGATTCCTGTGTAGGCAATCGATTATACTTGGCGACATACTTAGCAACCTCTTTGAACAGCTGCCGATATACACCATCAAAATATTCAGGCTTTATAAACGGTAAAACCTTACGCATGAACTTCTCGTTAGTAAGTACATTGCGCAAGACTGTTTGTTCTATATTAGCGTTCATTGGTTTCCTTTATCGAATTTTCTATGATGCTTAATAGTATCGCACCTGCAGTAGATTGTAAATCCACATTATCAGCAGAATCATCAACAGGAGAATAATGTACAGAAAAGTCGAAGTTTAGATGTTCGCCATCCTCAGACACTTTAATTGCACCAAAATTAATAACAGTTTCAACAAATTCTCCGGTTAGGATTCGAATGTTCCAAAAGTCATTCTTATCAGAGCTGGGGATTAATTCATAGTCTACATTTTCTTCCATTACATACTCTCTCTAATTTTAGTGGCTGATATCTGGTGTATCTCTTCACCTAAATCGTGTTTGGTTATACTATATCCAACATCACGTCCATATGATATATCTACTATATTCGGAACCTGGTTTATTTCGTAGTCCTTACCATAGATAAAGCCTTCTTCACTTAACGCATTTGTAATAAACAGTCGCACTTCGTGATAGTCAAACGGATTCTTATCACTAATCGGCATATTCCTTACCTGGATAACTACTTGTCCAGTTTTTCGAATAGCTCGTTTAAAAAGTTCGGTGTGGCCTCTGTGCCAAGGTTGCCACCTCCCAAGTAACTGTACAGTCGGTTTAGATCTATCCACTTGGTAATCCTTACATCATAAAATTCAGGTTCTGTAAATATAAGATCGGTGTCTAAATATCTACTATTCTCTATAGTGTCCATCCAAATAGTATAATCTGCATCAAAGATATAGCGGGTTAAATCCGTTGGACAAACGAAGTCGCAGATAACGGTTCTGCCGTTGCCTTTCTCAAAGTCTGCGAAGTTAGTCATGCGTCGAGCTTGTCTGAGTCTACCATCCATGGTAAAGTCCCAGTCATTCGCCATCTTTCGAATAGCATCGGCATTATACCAAGCGCAGTCGAATCCAAGCGATAACTCTCTAGCAATTTTGGACTTACCACTTCCCGGTAAGCCCATTATTAATATCTTCATTTATTCCTCTTCGACAATACTATCCATATCGATCGGGGCTTGATAGCCAATGGTGTATTGCTTTTTAACGAACTCTTTAAAATCTGTATTAGTAAAGATAGAATCCCAGAACTCTGCCTCTAGAGTTTGATCATACCGCACCTTTGAGCCGATTTCACCAGTCTCCATATCGACCGCTGCATACCAGCCATTGGAAGGTTTAACAACGTACCCACCAGCAAGAGCCACGTCAAGCAGCCCAGAATAACTGCGAACACCACCGTCCCAGGAAACAGTAATAGGAATTTTAGACTTCTCTTTAACATATCTACTCTTTTCAACATTAATAACAAAGTGATAGCCCTGAATCTCGGTACCTTTTTTATCTTGTTGACGACCGATGATCCAGATATTGTCCGCGGAGTAATAAATGCCTGTACCGCCAGAGACAATAGCTTTAGGGAATAATCCCATCTCTTGGTATGTGTGGTTAATAGCCAAGAGTGGAATATCCTTCATAGTCAGATAAGGTGTGGTCATACGGAATAGACCCTTTAGTGCTTTTGCACGTGACATATCTGCTACTGATTTTTCGTTTAGTGCATCTTCCAATTCTTTCTTCGATGCTAGGTTACCAATAGAATCGATTACGATAACCACTCGGTCACCACGCTCCAGTTGTTCCAATTGTCCAATAAGATCGAACTTAAGCTCTTCGACGTTTGCTACGGGTGTATGTAGTACACGGTTTGTATCAATATCGAATTGCTGGAAGTATGATTGTGGTGAACCAAATTCTGAATCGTAGAATAGCATAACCGAATCTGGATACTTTTTCATATAAGCCTGAGCCATGAGCAAGGCGAATGAAGTTTTAAAATGTTTGGATGGACCCGCTAAGACTGTAAGTCCGGGTGTAAGTCCGCCATCCACGGAACCAGATAGTGCTACGTTAATCATAGGCACATCTGTAGGAATCATATCCTTTTCTGCAAAGAACTTAGATTGAGCTAGGACTTCCGTCGTCTTGATCTTCGAGTTCTTTTTGAGTTTGTCCATAATTGACATTTTGCTGTTTCTCTCTTTCGTCTAATTCATATTGGTTTCTGTACTCATTATTAATTCTAACACATTCTTCGATTAATGTAAACCTCTTACTGTAATTAGTTAGAGCACTAGTGTCTTTCGGGAAGCATGCACCACCATAACCTTGTTTACCGTCGAATCCCGGCACTTTAGTATGTGATGAACCAATCCGTTTGTCTGCTGCTACTGCCTTTATGATTGTATGAAAATTAGCATCGGTATCACCAACTGCATCATATAATTGATTAAAGAATGTGACCTTCATTGCCAAGAAACTGTTAATGGTGTACTTGACAAAGCTTGCTTCTTTAATCGACATGTGGTATGCCGGGCAATGGTCACATAGACTATACTTTTCATATAGTGTTTGTAATTCCTTAGTGTAGTTATACTTACCACCAAAGATATGGAATTCGGGTTCGACAAATTGTTCATTAGCAGATTTCTCTGTGAGAAACTCTGGGTTGTATACTATTTGATCACGGTCTGACCATTGTCCTACAACGTCTGGTGTTGCTGTAGATTTAATAACAATCAATGGACAACCGTGTAGTCGTCGAACCACATCTTCTATAATACGACTATCGATCTGACCATCGGATCGCATAGGTGTTGGAACACATACGAATGCCGCATCGTACATGTGAGGTATTACATCTGATACATTTGATCCGTATATAGGATCGATAATAGTCTTTTCTACATCTGGGTGGGTGAATCCATAGTCTACGGCTTTACCTACAAAGCCATGACCGACAATTAGTATTTTTACAGGAATTCCCATTGTAGTCCAGCTTCCTTAAACATTTCTAAAGTTTGTTCGGTTGATTCTCTCCATCGAGGATTAAAGGCATCACCTTTCATAACGACTCTGTGGATACCAACCTGAATGATTGCTTTTGCACACTCTGAGCAGCAGGGTAATCCCCACACATACATTGTAGAATTGCATAGACTTACACCATTATATGTCGCATTATATATGCAATTAGCCTCGGCATGAACGATGTATTTGTACTTCTGTTCTCTGTCTTTATACCTATCGTCATCTGCTATATGCCTAGGGAATCCATTATATCCTGTGCTTAGTACTTCACCCTTACCACCAACTGCAATAGCACCAATCTGACTCGATGGATCCTTAGACCATGTAGCAACCTGTTCAGCGAGTTTTAAATATCTTATATCCCAATTATCCATAGAGCTTACTCCAAATGCTTTCGTTTAGTTGACGTTGACACATAGGTTCTTTACGAATCTTGTCGGTCTTTAGTGGGTGCTTATCACGGTCAATAATTTCCTGTGGCAGTAAATAACCAAATGTTTGCTTCAATGCCTTCTTTTCACCGTTTCTTAGTCCGTATGGCAACGCAAGAGCATGCTTAACCATCTTGGGTGATAGGAATGGTGCTCTTAATTCTATAGTACTTTCCATCATGGTTCTATCGAGCTTAGGCAGGTGATAGTAAGGTAATTCACACCATACGTCCGATGCTTGGCTATCATATTCTTTTGCTCGACGGTAACCACCGAATAATTCATCTGCACCATCGCCAGTAAGTACTGCGTGAAAGCCTAGACTCTTTAGTGCACGAGCCATAGCAATCTGTGGCTTAGTGCTACCAAGATCTACAGGTGACTGGTGAATACGTACTGACTCTTCATCGGTTACACCATCCAGTGTTACTTCAACCATATCATCGGCAATAAGCTTAGCATAGTCTTCTTCGCCATTGTCTACGTGGATACAAGTAACGGATTTACCAAGAACCTGTGTAAGGATGCCATGGATAATACTAGAATCTAACCCACCGGATAGGAGCATAGATAGTTCACGTTGACCGCCAAGACGACGCTCGACTGATTCCACCATATCACTATGTAGTCTATCGGTTTCGACTAAACGCCAATCCCAGTATTTTTGCACTTGACCTTTATGCACAAAGCATCCTGGTGGCAGTTGTTTGATTTCATTCCATGGTGTACCACCGGTTGGATCATAGCCCCATTTCATAGTATTAGAATGGAATAGTTCGTTACGTGTAACTGGGCCAAAAGCTTTTAGTACATCTGGTTCGGATGCCATTGCTTCTACGTCTGTACGATAATATAAAGGCTTAATACCAAGGTGATCAGTGACACCGAATAGTCTATTATCGACGATGGTTACATAAGTAAAGAATCCGTCGAATCTATTAAACTCGCGGATTCCTTTTATCCAAAATGTTTGCCATGCACATTCGATATCATTTGCAAAGCCAAGTTCTTCGTAGTTGAATATCTCACCGACGAATAGAGATTTATTCTGTGGCTGTATAGCTACCTTTGGATCCAGATTAACGAATGGTAAGCTATAATGCCCGAACTGAATAGCGTTATTGAATACCTCATAACCTTTAAAGCCAGGTAAACCTCGATAAGAGATATCCTCTAATAATTCTTCGACATTCACATCTGTGTATGCTGCTGCAATGAATCCACACATATTATACTCCTATCAGTCTGCTCAAAGCAAATCTATCGTTCGCGAAACAATGTAAACTAGTTGAGCTGAAATGTAAATACCCTACTTCAGCATCTATGCCACTTTTATCGATCATCCACTGTGTAAGTCTATTTGCGAAGTAAAGGTCGTTGTGCAAGTGCCTTACGACGTCACACGAGCGCATATGATACGAACAGTGTAGTTGTCCACCACGTTCCATAAAGTGCCAACCAAAGGAACATGGCACTCGTTCACCTTGGTTGGCTGCGATTATATCTTCAGGGAACCACATAGGGACATAGCATTGTCTGGTTGTGGGATCTTTTCTTAGTAGCTCTACACCATCACCCAGATTACCAGTCTTAAACCGGATACCATCCATAGTCGGTGCCCACATCCGCTCGGGGTATGAATGGGAGAATGCTGCTTGATTCTCTGAAAGATATTTGTCGGTATCTTTTAACCACATTGTATGGGATGGCGGTGGATTAAGTGGTTCACCGCCTGTACGTTCATCGAAGTGTACATCTGCCCAAGGCTGTGATGCACCAAGTTCATCAGAAGCTTTTCGTGCATCTGTGTACATTGGTGCAACCAGGTCAGCGTGGAGAATCTCTAGGAACTTAGGTGGCTCTTTGGTACCTTGCCACGAACCAGTCTGGATTTCATATCCTTGACGATAAAGTACTTCACGAAGCTTTGTCAGACCCTCTGCTAGTGTTCTGCCGCTTACTCTGTTCATTATCACTTACTCTCTTTCTCAAGTCAGTAGTCGAGAATCTATGATCCCGTTTATTATAATAAATCTCTATGCCACGTGCAGAGCATATAGCACGACCAGTGAACTTACCGTTCTTGTACTCTTCGCCAATAATACGAACATCTAAATTAAATAGCTGAAGGATGTCTTCCAGATCCTGTTCAGTCTGATAAGGTATAATCTCATCGACATACTTAACACCTTGCAGCTGGGTCCATCTTTCAACTAAAGTCTGTACCGGTTTATTCTTCTCTATTCTATCATAGCTAGGGTCAACTTGTAAACAACAAATTAGCCAGTCGCATTGAGTTTTTGCCTCTCGAAGCATTGCAATGTGACCAGCATGTAATAGATCAAATGTAGAGGCTGTTATGCCTATAATTGTTTTAGTCTCTTCCAAGTATCTTCCCATCCTTTAACTTGATGAACTACTCCGCCTCCTCTGGCCACTGCCAGAGACAATGTGTAGTCATTCCCGTTGGGTTCCATTTTATCGCCGTAGAAAGTAACCAAATTAGCCTCAAAGTCTTGTATAATTTGCGACTTATCCCTTCCCCTCCACATAATATCAATCCCCGTTTCGCCCGCCACACTAACATTTAGACCCGGATATTTCCCAGAAAGAAATTCAACCATCGATTCTCTTTCCCCTTTATGTTCATCCCATTGTTTGTATAGAAATCTTTCTTCTAGGGTTGTCGGCCTACCAGGAATAGTAAAGTTAACCATCCCGGATCTTTTTTCTATGTGTCCACCTTTTTTAATATGAAACCTTGATTCACTTAAAATACGATTTAAATCTATATCCAGTTCGTCCAAACATCCCATGGGCTCAGCCCGGATAAGATCATCTCCTTCCCATACTTCATTACCATTACAGTTATAGGATCTAACTGCTAAGTTGTATAGGTCTGATCCTAGTTGTTCTACACTAGCATCCTTATCTGATCCTGTCGCAAAATAAACCCTATTATTTGTAGCGAACTCCATAAACCATTTCTTGAAGGCTGGATCCATTCTTTGTCTGGATGGGGTAAGAGTTCCGTCTATATCAAAAATATAATGCATTAGCCATTTAGATATTTGCCATAATCAAATATCTTCCCTTCTAAGTTCTTTAAAACGTGATCAGCTGGAATGTAATCTAATATCTCGTAATACACTACGTCTCCTTCCTGCAAAGTGTTATGCCATAAGGAAGGATGGGGCGAAAACTTCCAAGCCACTATATGATCGATCTTCCCCTCGTTAATGCATTTTTGTATGTAAGGAGAGATATGTATCTGATCAAACCTATTTACATGTTTAAAATCACAGTGCCCGAAGAACTTATGCACTGTATCATACTCATATCCTTCGTGGATCTCATGACCAGAAGCTTCGATTGAACATTGGTGATGCTCCGGGAATTCAAAGTCCCACTGACGTTCTTTCCATTCTGCGTCCTCATCACGCTCATCCTCTTCAACCAGCTTATTACGGCGGTCAATAAATTCTTTTGTGACTTTACCCTTAAATTTCATCATCCATATAACCTACTGTTTCACGTTCAATATCATTATGATTAAATTCTGCCCAGTATAACTCATAAGCTACACCTGACTCGATGCATTCGAATTGGTGGTAAAGACCAGGCTTGACCTTATGGTAGTCGCCTTCTTTTAGGATAGTAACATCCACCAGATCATAATCTCGTTGCCAAGTTCGGATTAACATCTCACCGGACTCTACATAGAATCCATTCCATTTATATCGATGTAAGTGCTTAGAGCAAACACCTCCAGCTTCCATCTCGATACGATGAAACTCTAAAGCGCCATTGGCTTCAATTAGTTCTGTCGTGCCCCATACTTTTCCTGCTTTCATTTGGTCATCTCCGTCCATGCTATGATTGCAAATCCAATAATAATTAAGGCTAGAATAGCCACCGCTGTAAATACTTCATCCATTGATAAATGTCCACCATCCAGTTAAAATTTCTTTTTCTTGTGTTTCACTAACAATACCGCGATGAGTGTGTGTCCATGGTGCAGGCCAGATTACCGTTCTACCTTTAACTGCTTTTACTTTCATATCTTGGTATAAAAATTCGGTGCCGCCTTCAAAAGTGTTATCGGGATCCTCGACCGTATTAAGATATGTCATAAAAACCAAGTGTCGTGCACCCCCGAATTCATTACCAGTCTGTTCCATATGCCACATCTTAAAGCCTTCACCAGGCTTATACCACTGGTAGTTCATAAATTCTTTAATACCATATTGGTTTACGTTATTTGACCACTCATATTTTTCATGATACTTCGATAAACAAGGTCCCAAAACCTCGGTGATATAAGAATCCGATAGGCTAGGAGGCCAATCGTAAGAACTCATATCCGTGGATACTTTTTTATCGTAGTCGTTTGTCGATGGAATAACAACACCGTTGGCATCACTTTGAGATACGGCACCTTTATAATGATACTTGGGGTTGCCGTGAAAATAAATCTGGAATTCTTCGATTAATTCATCCGACATGGAATTATCATAAACTTCAATAAAGTTAGTCATAATTTATTCTCCGATAGTTCTCTAATACGAATATGAGCATTGTTTAATTGCTCTTGTAGTTCTTTCACATTCTGTTTTAGGATCTCGATTGTATTAGCCTGCGATACAATGATCTTCCTATTCTTTTCGGCTTCCATTTCATCAGGTAGCATTAAAGACTCCATTTCTATAAACATATTCTAGTGCGTTGTTGGCCTCTTTTTCCATTGGACGATTCTCATACCAATTACCGGTATCATGGTCAAACTGCTTACATAATTGTTCGATTTCTTTAGC